TATCCACTAACATTGAACCCGACATCGTATGGCGGTGCGAACGAGGATAAGGTATTTTCACCTGTTCACCTCGGAACCACCAAAGTAATTTCACGCGTCGCGGGCGACTTCCCTACCGTCGATTATACGTTGACTATTAGTCACGCAGATTCGAAGGTTTCAGGGGTCACCGTTGATAGACACCTCGTGAGACTCGACTTGACTGAAACAGACACCGTTTTGGGGTCTGTTACAGCGTCGGTCTACTTGGTCGCAGCTATCCCGCGAGGGCAAACTGCGATATCTGACCAAGAGTTGCTCGACCTCAAAGGCCGTCTCCTTGCACTAGTGCAGGGTTCAGGCAATTGGGATGCAATCCTTGGTAGCGAATTACTCGGATAACCGTTAGGTTATACACCATACGACTGCGCCACGGCCCTTCCAGGGTCGTGGTTAGCAGTCGGGATCAACCCGTCTTAGTGGAGACACATGAATTCATATGACTATTGGATGTTTAACGCAAATGAGCGCAAACAATAATAGCCAAATCGGTTTTTACACCGACGTATTCATGCACCTCCACACTGATGTGGTAGGTGCTTCTGCACATGTTTCAGCAGTCGTGGCTGCTCGAGATCGTAAAACAATTCGATCTCGAGTTAGGTCTGAGGGCCTGAGTTTCTTCACAAAAACTCTTCCCTCATTCGGCAAAGCAATTGACAAAGCTTTGTCGACTGACACCCCGCTCAAAGTCCCTTCCTTCAAAAGGAAGAAGGACTCAGCAATCCCCAATTTCTTAGGGTGGTTGCTCAGCGAGGTCTTCGATGACACTGGAACGGAACGCCGTGAGGCGTGTCCAGTGGCACTTAGCCAAGCGCGGCAACTCTGTTACTTGTTCTACAAGTTAGAGTTGCCTTACGGCGATGAACTGAATGACAAAGTCATTCAGGACTTCCTTGATACTGAAAACGACCTCGCAGAGGACGAACGCCAACTGGCACACGTTTACTCTGGGTCGAAGTTCAACAAGGAAGTTGAGTCCATTGCTCGTTACTTGATTAGCCTGATTTTGGCTGGTCATGACCCGGCCCGTATCTCTCCGAGACACGGACCTGGTTCGGTAGCGACAGGCGAGGCTGTTGACGAAAAGCGGAATTTCTCCCGCTACTACGTCGACCTCGCCCAATTCTATCCCTACGAACAGTACATGTATTACAACATGACTCACGTAGGTGACGAATTGTCAGGGCTCTTGGGCCTGGAGGAACTTGAGTACGGCACTGCGAAAGTGGTGCTCGTACCTAAGGACTCCAGGGGCCCTCGCCTCATATCGTGTGAACCACTTGAAAAACAGTGGATTCAGCAGGGTCAAATGCGTTTAATGGTAGACGCAATTGAGTCTCATCCCTTAACCTCGAAGCAC